AGGAGAACATTGCCACTTGTGTTTGCGTTATAAATCGACCCTGCATTACTTGTTGTGTTTGCTGAAACACTACCAACACCATCAACAGTCAAACCATCAGCAGTCACAGTACCCGTAACGTCGATGCCTGATGAGGTGGTGGCAAAACGAGCGGTATTGTCGAAGTAAAGAGTAACTGCACCATCGCTTGCAAAAACTGCTTTATTTTCGGTTCCAGCGGCATTTCGTATATTGACGCCGCCATCGCCTTGTAGATACAAAGCACCTGTGCCAGTGTCTTGGACATAAGATGCGCTACCATCATGATAAATCTGTAGGTCAGAGCCAGCACCAAAGATGGCCTTGTCGTTGTCGCCAAAGGATATGTTTGCAGTCGTTGATATGGCGTTGGTGATAGCCCAGTTGGATCCATCCACCCGCGCAAGCTCGAACCCACCCGCTGTGGAGCCGTCATTGACATGAACTGAGTCGTTGGTGGTGTTGACGACTATCTCGCCCTCGGCACCTGTGAAGGCGGCTACCTGTGCGCTGGTGCCACGTCTAATCTGTAATTGTGTAGCCATTATCTGATACCTACTGTGATTGCAGTTCCGCCTGCGCTGTTTCCAAGATTATTGCTTTCTGGTTCAGAGCCTGTTAGCTCTGTGCCTGTAAATGTGACGAAGTAACTCTTCGCTGATGTCTGTGTCGCGTTGTCTGCCGCAACCAAAGTCACCGACTGAATAAGCTCGACCGCGCTACCTGAGCCATCATATTGAACACCACAAAAGAACTCGCCCAACTTAGTGCCTGCGTTCAACATCTCTTGATTGCTGTCGAAGGTGGCGTCTTTTCTCACCCTCACCAGCATTGCATTGCCTTCTTTTAGCCGGTCTGCGTCGATGTTCAGCCTAATGGTCAGCAGTATAACATTTGTGTGGGCAAGTCCTGCTGAATTCGCTGGCGCCGTAATCGTGTGGATCAGCTTCTCATCCTCTAAGATTGCCTCAGTCGCATTCGATGCCAGCGTGTGATTGGCAAAGGTCGCAACGTCACCCGTTATTAGACCCGCAGCGATAGATCCCGCCGTTATCGTGCCCATATTGGCAGAAATAGCCGACAAATCAGTGACGTTGAGTTTAGATGCGTCGATGCTCGAGGCGGCAATCTTCCCTGCCGTGATAGCGTTTGAGGCTATGTTGTCACTTTCAACAAACTCAAAGCTACCAATGGCACTGACTACGGCTGATGTCGTGATAGAGCCAGCTTGAATCGCACCAATGACAGCAGAATCGGAGAATATTTGAGACGTATTCAGTTCCGCACTAGTCAAACTGTTCGCAACCACCTCAGAAGCGCTCACGGAGTTCGCTTGGAGGGCTGATGCCGAGACCGAATTTGCTGCCAGCTTGTCAGCGTTTATCGCGCCGCTTGAGATGGAATCAGCGACTACGGCACCGGTTTGGAGTGAAGCACTTGAAATACTGTTCGCCGCCACGGCATTTGCCGTCACGGAGTTGGCAGCCAGTTGCGAAACTCCAATCGCCCCCGCCAATATAAGATTCGACGTTATGGCATTCGCTTGAATTTTTGCAGTCGAAATCGCGTTATTGCCGATGAAGGTCTCAGTAATCGTGTCGAGCGTTGCAACCTGCCCAGCACCTAAGCCTGTGAGGGTGGCTTGCCCTGAGCCTGCGCCGGAGAGCGTACCGTCAGCGTTTATCGTGACGTTACTGTTCACCAAGCCCGAAGCAGCATTCGCAACAGGGAGCAATCCAGAGGCTTGTGTGGCTAGGTTTAATTGGTCGTCAAGGTCTCCTGCTGAAATCGCCTTCGTCCACGTTGTTCCAGTGTAGCGATACAGCTTGGAGTCGGTGGTAAGCATCACCACTCGACCAGTGGTCAGGTTCGTAGTCGGTAAGGCTCCCACCCTCTCAATCGGTCTAATGGTGTCGCTGAATAAGTTTTCACCCAAAGTGCCTGATAGGTCAGCAGTGCTTATTAGCGTCGTGAAAGCTGGAACCGATGAGTCGTAGCGGTATAGCTTCTTGTCTGTAGTTAAGAAGATGACTGATGGGCCGGTGTATCCTGTAGGCGACGGCAAACTATTAACCGCTGAAATAGGTTCAACACCCGATGCGAACGACGCGGCAGTGATGGAGCCTGGGTCTACTGTTGAGGCTGTAAAGATGTCTTCAGACCACGCAGAACCAGTCCAGACGAAGAGAGTGTTCGTCGTGGTAAGTAGCTTAACCTGTCCCACATGGTCGCCAGTAACGCCTGTCAGTGTAGATACCGGCTCAATACCAAACGCATCGCCTGCTGCGAATTGGTCTAGCACCGTTTGAGCTAGGTCATCTAATACAACCTTTTGAGTTGTAGCACTGAAAGAAGCACTGAACCCAGAGAGGTTGCCAGAGCGGTCAGCACTTCTCAGAAAGTAGTAGCGAGTGACGTTATTGCCCAGACCCGTCTCGGTGAACTGGTCTGCTTTAGTCTTGGCAATCAGTGTTGCACTAGCAAGATTGTCGACAGTATTAGCGAAGACTTCAACGAAGGCTAAATCAGAATCGGACGGCAGTTCGTAGTCGAGTTTTATCTGTTGGATGCCACCAGTCGCCACAATGCTGCCAGGGATAGCTGGTGCAGTCTGGTCGCCTTGTAACACAATCGACGCAGTTATAAACCCAGACGTTTTGCCTGTGACTGTGACCGCCCTCACCCTGAAGGTGTGTTCTTCTAGTTCTTTCTGGCCTGCGATTGTCGTGCTGGTTCCGTATACCAGAACAGATGAGAACTCAGCCCCAGGATCAGTGACAGCCTCATTCACTCCACCGTAGTTCAGTTCGAGAGTAGTAGCGTCAGCAACAGAGCCGTAATCAATAGTCGCGGTATAGGAGTCCGTCACTTGCCCATAGTCAATCTGACTGGCAGATGTTCGCTTGAACTCCACTTCGTAGGCGTTGACATATGTATTCGCTACAGGCGCAGTCCAAGAAACACGGACAGCAGGTAGAACCGCGCCATCATTACCTAAAACTGTTGTCTCTGTTAGCGTGAGATTACTGGGTGCTTCTTGCGCTGGGGTATCGTCAACGATGTCGGAATAGTCAGGATTATTAGGCCCAACGGTCTGGACGATGTTCGATGTGTCGTTGTCTGGGTTTCTGTCAGAGACAATGAATGTGCTGCTTGTGTTCTTATCACCAGCGTAGGCAAAAGCCCTTATCCAGTAGTAACGAGTGTCGCCGACCGCAACAGGGTCTATCGGATTCGCACCATCGTGGAAAAACTGAGTGCCTCTGGTCTCACCGATTAGCTGTGCGTTCGACCAAGACGAGTCTGCCGAAGCATAGATAGCTATGGTCTCAAACAGCTTTGGGTTGCTGGGATTCGTCCAGTTCAACTCGATGTGCTTGAGTCCAGCCGTAGCCGATAAGTTCTGTGGGTCAGGTACACCACGGAACCCCTGAGTGATAACACCTGATGCAGAGATGGTGCTGTACTCACCCGCCGTGGGGTCTGCATACGAACCAGAGTCATCTTCCAATAGAGTGAGGTTAACCACGCCGTCTTGAGTGTCTGAGAATGACCACCCAGCGCAACGGAATACCTTGTTGCTATAGTTCAGTTCCTCGATGGTGACTTGAACCCTGTCCCCAACGTCCACACGAAGCCCTGTGAGATTAGCTGGGAACGTGATGACCTTCTGCTGGTCGGATAGCTGAATCTGCTTGTGAGCAATTCTCTGGGCCATGAAGCTACTGTTTGTGAACGGTAGCTGGATGTCTCTAGTTAGAACCTCTCCATTATCTCGGCTAACTGCACTTGTAATTTGTACTTCAGGAGCCTCGACGCTCTTGTGTCTTTGGGAGGGATCAATAAATATCGGGCGCACTGTGTTAAAACGCTGGCCTCGTTCCACTGACGTCTTAACCGTGACTGCTCCTGCGAGGTCGTCTTCATCGAGGCTTTCCGTGGGGGCTTCATAGATTCCTGCCCGAATCGTGTATATACCATTCGAATATACCAAGCTGCCGTTCATCGCAGACAGTAGCTTGTTGATATTCGTTCTGTGTGTGTCACCAGCGAACAGCACACCGTTGGCGGTGAATCGCTTTTCTGTTCCGCTGTTTGGAACAGTGACTGTCACGTCACAAGCGTCTGCCGCCGTCACCACTGCCGCCCAATCAATCTTGCTTGTAGGGATGCTCAAACCGAATCTGGTGTCTGTTAGGTAGTTGGCGACACATAGAGCGGGGTTGTCAGTCCATTGCTGATATGCAACAGTGCTTGGGTTGTCGCCTGCCGTATTCCCCGCTGCAACGTCCAAGCGTGGGTCATAGATGTCCTTTTTACCCTTAACCAGTGCCTTGATGTTGTTTGGCTTGAGCCTGTCCCACACCTCTTGAGATGAGTCAGTCAGCTTCCACTCTGTTACGACATAAGAGATACCTCTCGCCCTATGGGATGAAGTCCAGTCGTTAAACGTGGGAGTGAGTAACGAGCTAGACGCTTGAGTGTCGGAGCCGGTCTTGCGCTCAATGCGACAGATATGCTCGGAGGGTGCTTCTGATGTAGGGCCGAACTCTCCCGCTGTTACCTGAAAGGATTGGTTAATCTGTGCATCGGTCACCACCTCATTATCGAAGTGAATGTCCGTGATGTCATCAGCCTCATGTCCGGTCAAAGCGATGGCGTGATAGAGAGTATTGTTATCTGTGCCTGCAACTCCGACAAAGAATATCGGGCCAGAGACTAGCGCCTCACCATAGACCAGCTTTTGTGGCTCAATCGTCCCTCGGACGGTCTGCTGTCGTGATTGATCCGTGTCCACTTGTGGCATCGTCATGTCGGGCATCAAGCCCTTCATGGCAGAAGACGCGCCGAATATCGCTGCTAGGCCGACAACCTCTGCCACTAGACCGCTTAAACCAAGAACCCCGCCAATCGCTCCGGCTACGCCCATGACAGCACCCGCAACGGTTGCTGCTGCTGCTACGAATGCTCCTATTACTGGTGGCATTTACACGCTCCATCCGGCTAGTAAATAGCGGTCTGGTATCCGAATCATCCCCTTCTCAGTCAGGCACACAATCTTATCTGACAGCTTGATGCCGCAAACTTGACCGGCTATAGGGATGTCTACGACACAAGGATCACCGTCTTTAAGGTCAGAACTCGCCTTGCCTAAAACACTAGCAATAAAGTCCACCAACTCTCCCTTACGTCCGACGATAAGCTCAGCCTCGGCCTCACTTGTGTATTCAAACTGCGAGGAATAATCCCTGCCGGTCAGTTCTTTAACCACAAAGGCAGTGAACTGGCAGCAGTCTGCATCGCCATAATTGAACTGACGACGCTGCCACTTGTTAAGTGCTAAATGAACCCGCATCACATGCTCGGATTCACGTCGATACGGTCGAAGTTTATGGTGGGCGTAGAGGTTCCACCGGCAACAGAATCCGAGTTAGGATCACCCCAACGAATCTTGGCCCCGTCGATGTCAGCCATGAACTCGAAAGCCACATCGCCTGAAAAGTCGGTTTGTAATTGGGTGTCCGTGTACTTGAGATTCGATGCCCTATCGAACCGCGCAAGCTCTGACTCTGCTGTGAGAGCAATAACATCCCCACCATCAGCGCCCACGGATACAGTCATCTGATCCATCGCGCCTTCAAACACGATAGTCGGGTCAGCGAGCAACGCATCATCTGCGTCCAATACACCCAGATACACCTTAACGGGGTGCATGTAGTAGTCTTCGGTCAGCGCGGCACCTGAGATGGTCGCGTCTAACCCAGAGAGCGACAGAGTTATCTTGTAAGGGCTAACGTCTGCGCCTTCTTCAATCTGGCTGATCTCCCCCAGATCACCCACACCCAGCCAGTCATGCCCACCCCATGTATAAGTACCTATGGAGTTGTGCAGGTACACCGTCCCAGATGGGAACTGCAACTCAGCAAACGTGACTAGTGCAACGTGTTGCGATGCCAGCGCAGTCAGGACATTAGAGGGAAAACCACGGCTCATGCTAGAACGTCCTCGACCGCCTCAATGTTGAAGCTGGACGTTATATCTGCTTGCGTGTCCCAGGATGCAGGGCCAGCGAGCATGAATACACCAGTGACTGGAGCCGTGTAGTCAACAATCGTGTCGTCTGCTGGCGTTTTGCGTATTGGAGGTGCAATTGACAAGGTAACATTGCCAGAACCGTCAGAGTTTGTATCAGCGACCACCATGTGAAGTTCGTTATTAAACGAGATGTAGTCACCGGCTCTGAGGTAGTTATTCACACTCGCAGTAGCGCCATCACAGACCAAACTGGTACCCGATTGAGTACCACCGTTAACTCTTAAATCGCCACCACCCGCTCCTCTCAAGGTGTGTGAGTGATCTTGAAGCGTGAAGCGATGCTGCTGTCCGTTTAGCTTCACCACGAAGGCTTGCAGAACCTTGCGGTCAGCCCCTGATAAATTGTTGAACTGAAGACTGGCTCGCCACAAAGAACCCTTGCGCGATGTCGTTTGTATCGCGTTAGTCAGTGGGCTTTGAAACGTCCTTGTGTTAGCTACAAGCTCAAACGTGTTCGTCGTGGGGGTTATTGCCGGAAATGTGAATGTGGTCATACGAACCGCCTCCGACGCATCAGGTCTTGAATCGTCATTATAGTCTGTTGGCTAGTCTGAGCCATAGCGGTTTTAATCTTTTGGTCTACATCAGCGCCTGAGCCACGAGCATCGACGTTGTTAATGACTGTAATGCCTCCAGCACCGCCCTTTGTGTGGTCAATGACCGTCTCATTCGGGTGGATCATAGCCATGCGACCACCCTTTCCATCTAAGCCACCAGCCCTCGCACCTCTACCAGTAAAACCCCCACCCTCGAAGCTCTGCGACTTGATATTAGCAACCTGCCCCAAACCGAAACCAACTGTAGCGATGGCAGCCAACTGACCGAATGGGGGAGGGAATGCAGCCAAGGCTTTTGTCGCCGCCTCATACGTTTGCATCGTTGCTTGTGCTATACGGAACGCCTTGTTAACGGCAAACATCTTTTTGCTGGTCTGCGCAGAAGCAGCTAACTGCTCATCCAAAAAGTTTATCGTGTCTTCTTTGTTCTGCTTCTTTTCTCGGCGCTCTTCGATGCTTCTGTCAATGTTTGCTTGGTTGATGTTGAGTAGAACCGCACCAGCAGCCTCCTCAGCATCTGCCATTTCTTTTGCGAGCCTTCTCTGCTCTCGCATCGCGTTGTTAGCTTCTTTGATGCTTTGCGCAGTTGTATCTTGTGACTCTGCATATGCCTGATTCACCGCCGTTATTCTTTCAAGAACAATCTGCGCTTCTTCGTTGACAGATATTTGCTCTTTCTCTGCTACTGTCACCTGCTCAATCGCAGCAAGCAAAACGGGTTGCCTTGTGCGCCTGTCAGACCTCAACCTCTCAACTTCGTTTTCAGCCTCTGTGACTTTTCGCTGCGCTTCTGCTTGTGCGGCTAACGCTTCAGCTTGCAACTCAGCATTGCGCCTCATCGCCCTCGCCCTTTCTGTAACCGTCATCGCCGCAAGAGAACCCTGCACCCTATCAGCAGCTTCTTGCATTTCTTTTAATGCAGTCGTGCCACCTAGAATGGAAGATATAAATGGCCCCGCTACCGCTGCACCTACAGCTATGAACGCACCTACAACAGCACCAGCAGGCCCGAAGATAGACGCTATCTGAGAACCCTGTTGGGCGAGGACAATGGACGCATCCGTCCCACTCTTAAGTTGAACAGCAACGTCTTGAATCTGAAAGCCTAACTGCTGGGATGCCCCACGGAATCTGCCAAACGAACCCGTGACAACCTTGGCATTTTTGGCGGTCTTGTTGAGATTTTGGTTGACAGAGTTAAAAGCGGCCTTGGTGTTATCCACCGCCTCTATCGGGATTCTTACCGCTTCATTTGCCATCGTCAGCACCCATCAAGTTGAAGTAGGCCAGCCATTCATTGAACTCTGACATGGGCATCTGCTCGGCCTCTGAAATGCTCATATGTAACCGATCAGCCAAGGTTATTAACGTGAACCTAAACTGATCGGACGCTAGTTTTTTTCGTGTTCCTCAACACTCTGCACTGACGCGAACATTCTCGCAGCGATGTCGCTAATGACCGCGCTCTCTTCACCCATCAAGTCGTGCTTGTCTTCGGCAGATGTGAAGATTCGCTCACCAGACTTATCGCACGCTTTCAGCACAATCAAATCAACCATCGCGCCAAGGGTCATCCCTTCCATGAACTTAGGATGCTTTTTCTGCATCTCGTTCATGTCAAAACAAGTGAGAGGGTAGCAGTAGAGGGCGAAAGGCTGACCATCTGAATCAGCCCACGCCTCCACTTCGATCTCTCTCGCACTCAGATTTCTTCTGCTTCTCAGTTCTTTAGCTAGTCCCATTTTGGGATGTCCTTATGCTGTGGCTTCTGTAACCGCTCCAGATACTTGCAGAGCGAAACTTCCCTCAACCATACCATCGAATGACGCGGTTATAGATTTGCTCGTCAGGATGCCAGAACCACTGTAGTACTTTTCGCCAGTGCCCGTGCCAGTAGGATACAACTCAAAGATCAGATCCGCTGCTGCGTCCATTACTAGCTGAACAGCGTCTGCATCATCCCAGTAAACATCCATTGATAGAGTGGCAGTCTTGAGAGAAGAGACATAGGTGCGCGAGGTATCGCCCATCACACTGTCTTCAATCGTGTCTGCCGTTTCATCCAAGGTGAAACTACGAATCTCACCCATAGCAGCGACACTGCCACCGCTAACCGCCAATTTGACTACGCCGCTTGAGCCTTTAGTCGTTGCCATGCTTCACCTCTTAGGTTGTGCCTCTTGTGTATTGGTACTCTATTCGTACCGTTATAATTACCCCACCGATAGGGGCAATACTGCCGTCGTCGGTATCAACGCTGATGATCTGCGTATCAATTGCATTGCCACCGCGAGACCTGTCCTCATCGAGCTTTTCTTCAATGGACTCAATGATATTATTCCTTGCCGTGTCCAAGCCTGTGCCTTTCACATAACACACAAGCTCGTAATCAATCGTCGAAAGCCTCTGTGTAGCGGAACCGCCCACAGTCGAGTCGCCACGGTCTTCGCTTGTTGTTCTCACAAGCACTGCCGGATACTGGGCGTTGCTCAATTTGTCAAAGTCGAATGGCTCACGAGTGACGAACTTGATAGTCGTGGGAGTGGTCACTGCCTGCAACGCTGTCACCAGATTGGTAGCGATGTTCTCTCTCACACTCATCGCAGAATCTCTTTGCGGAAGAACCTAGCTAGGCGTGACTCTTCCTGATTATTAAATCCCCACCAAGGACGTTGCCGATCTGTCCAAAACGCCTTTTGAGCGTTGAACTTTCCAGCTAGGTAAATGCTCGCAATGCGACCACCCTTGCTACCTTCCACTTGCACAGACTTAACCATATCGCCTGTGGCATTGAGGTTCACCAAGTTGGGATTGCTCTTGCCGAGACCCAATAAGTTACCCGCTGGCGACCTACGCCTCGGTCTACTGCGGAACCTTACATAAGCAGGTGAGTAACGCTTAAACGGCCCACCAATCCCCACTCCCTTCTTTGTGCGAGTGAGGATAATCTGCTTGCCAAGGCTCGCTGTTTTGTCAATCGAGGGAGAGATTCTGCGCTCAATCTCTTGACGCTTGCGCTCGGTCAACCCCTTAAGGTTTTTCGGCTCAATGGAGATTCGCAGCCCTACACTCATCGAGTTAGCCGTCCATAAGAGACAATGCCGCGCTCGTCATCTTCAATCGTGCCGCTGTTGTCGTCGTCGTACTCCACACCGTCAGCAAACACCGCAGTCAGTTCCTCTTGATAGCGCTGCTGGTAGAACTGAATCATGTTCAGAAAGCGATCGTCTTGTACCCAGTTCGTAAGCTGGGGGAGGGCGAACTTCCACAACACTAGATAGGCATTGCATCGCGTCCACTGGGAGTCGGTCAGGTATGCGGGAACCATTTCCCCAGGAATCTGCTTCTTGTACCACCACTCGTTTCTGATGGTGCGAGTCAGGTCGGTCTGTGCTTTCGCGTGTTCAGTCGCAAACGATGTGATGCCGAAGTCCAAGATGTCAGGGACAAGGGCTACCAGATCAGAGTCTTGAGAAAATGCCATTACCACTTCACCTTGTCGGCCCAATACGCTGCCGATGCTGTTTTGTCTCTGCGCCCTGCGGCTATCTGCTTGGCGAACCTAGCCTTGAACGCTCTGCGCTTTGCTTTGTCTGCCTCACTCTCACCCTTGCGAGGGGGTTTGTTATCTGCGCCCTGCTGCCCAAAGCGTATCAGACGAACCTTGTCGCCTTCCTTAGCCAATACTGCATGGCTCTTCTCTGGGTGCTTAGGTGTGCGCTTGGGCTTGTTGTAGCCCTCGAACCGCTCGCCTCGGTAAGTTATAGCCAACAGAACCTCCAAAAAGGGACAGCCCCACCCCAAGGAGAGAAGGGGCAGGGCCGTCCAAACGCTTTAGATCGTTGCGTCGAACAACATCTCAACACCGTAGCTGTCATCAAGCTCGCCCACACCGTAAATGGCGGTAGCGTTAAGCTCGAAGGCACGCAATGATGCGTCGCGTTGTGCTTCGATTTGGAAGTCGCGCTTCATAGCGATAGCCAAAGCCTCGCGTGAGAAGACAGCGCCTTTCGCGTCACCAGAACCATCAACGGTTACGTTTGCAGACTCGTAAACGTCGATGCCAGCGATGGTGCCAACGTAGGAGTTAACCATAGCCGTGTTCTGCGCGTCACCACCATTTGGGTTGGCGAAGGTATTGGTCAGGTTAGCTTTCAGTTGGTACGCCTGGAAAGGGTTAACAACTGCGAAGATCTCGCCTTGCGCCTTGTTGTTACGCAAGGTAGCAGCAGCCTTGAACAGATCGGCAACCGTGATCTCTTGAGCGGCAGCGCCCAGAGCAGTGCTGAATCCGTCAAACAATGCGATCAGGTCTGCGTCCATCTTCGTAGCGATAGCGTTACCCAGTACGGTACCCAACTCTTCAGCAGGGTTGCCAGCACCCATTGCAGCCAAGTCAGTCAGAACTACTTGTGCGCCCACCTCACCCACGGAGATTGAGACAGAAGAAGTTGAGACAGTCGTGCTGCTCATATCAGTGCCTTCGGTCAGGTCAGCGGCAGTGATTGCAGGGTACTTAGGCACCTGAATCGTCTTGCCAGCTTCGTCGCCGATGTTGTACATAGTAACGAGGCCCATCATTAGGGACTCTTCTTCAGCAGTGAATCGTGCCTGTGCGATGATATTCGCAAACAGGTCGTCAAGGGTTGTGCTCGTTGTAGCAGCCATGATTTATGTCCTATATCAAAAAAAGTGGTCTATTTGTTTGCTTTCTTGTAGGCGCGGAATGCCTCGGCACCGCCGTCCTTCCAGTTAGCAACCATGTCAGCCACAGATATAGGCTTCTGCGTGGAGCCACCAGCCATCCCTTGTGTGCCAGCACCTCCTGCGGAGGCTCTGACGAAATGAGGGTTCGCCGTAAGAAAGTCACCCACCGCCTCATCAACTGAAAGGGGGGAGCCTTTGTCGTTGTATCTGATCGCTCCGCTATCGTCTAGGACTTCAACCGAACCATCGTCCGAGAGTCTTACTCGATTCCGTAGCAACTGCGACACCTGTTCAGAATCTACAGCATTGTGCCTGCTTGCCGCTGACAACAAAGCACCGTCAATCTTGGTGCTTTCTAGGGCCGCTTGCATTGCAGCAATCTGCTGATCCTTCTTTTCGACAGTCTGCTTTAGTACCTGCTCGAACTCGCCTTTTTCCTTTTGGCGTTCAATCTGCGCCTGCTCACGCTCAAGCATGATCTGGCGAGCTTCCTCAATGTCGATACCTTCTAGCTTCTTGTCTAGCTTGCGCCTTTCCCTAGCGACTCGATCCGCAACGATGCGGTCAAGTTCGTCTTGGGTAAACGTCTTAGCTTCCTGAACTATCTCTTGTGCCGGTTCAGTCTCGGCACTTTCTTCCATGATTTCATCGCTCATGTGCGAACCTCTTTCGAGTGGGGGCATTATACCAGCTTCACAGGGATGTCAATAGCTGATGGTTACTTTTTAGTCCTCTTGGGCTTGTTCATTGTCTTTTTCTTCTTCTTGTTCTTGCTGTGTCCGTAATGGCTCGGCATCTTTCTTGCTCCTCGTTTTTTTAGGTAATGGCAGCAACTCATCCACGATTGCATATAGCTCATCAAAGTCTGGCTTTTCGTCTTCGGGTGCAGCCGCTGCCAGTGGCTCCAGTAGTTGACGAATCGCCGGTGGTATCGGTCGCCTTGCGGTCAGGTTCTTTGCTCGGTCTAGCTCTTTGCTCATGTTATTCCCTTACGATGGGTAGCCATTGATGGCGGCAGTTGTAACCCCCTCTCACGATGAAAGGGTCGCCTGGAGCCTTGCCTGCCCACTCACCCTCCCATATTTTTTTGATCTCGTCGCGGGTATATACCTTATCGACATGGTCACGGCAGAACTGTCGGCTATCGGTTATCAAATCGCCGTAGTACTCGAATCGGTCAATGCCTTGTTCGTTTGCCGTTGTAACTGTTAACGTCGCCGAGTACTGATTGAGCGAATCAGTTGCATACAGTGACGCATAGCGCCTGAGATTATTGCCAAGCCTGTCAGCAGCATAAACTGAGTGGAGTCGATCAATCGCTTCCTGTTGTCTGGCTCCAGTTGCTGCTTGAGCCACTTCAACAAGCTGGCGAATCTCCTCTTGATCGCTTGCTTGATAGATTCCATTGATGCTACCTCTCAAGTCATTTATGAAGTCAGCCTTACCCCTGCCAGTAAGGGTGGCTTGATATACGCCATTCGCCAATGTATCAAGCTGCTGGTTGGCTAAAGCCTCGAACCCCTGAAACGATAGCCTCTGAAGCCCCGCAATCGCCTCTGGCGGCACCCTCGTGAATGCCCCGTAGGTATTTAACATTCTGAATTGCTCGTCTGAAACGGCTCTATAATCGCCCAGAATGTCTTGCACTTCAGTCAAGAACTCTTGCTCTATCGAGTTGCGTATCTCCGACCTTGCCGACAACGCCCACTCCACATCAAACAGGTCGCCCTCTGTCGCTGGTGCGCTTTGCACAAACGTCGCCAAACGAGCTTCGAGACGCTGCAATGCGTCTGCGAGTCGGCGCTGGTGCTGATCCGCTAACCGCTCCAGAAAGTTGGCATAGTCATCGGCTGCTGCCATTACTCAGGCGCTACCGGAAACTGACCGAGAACCTGCGTTGCACCTTCAATCTCAACGTGCGATTGGGCCAGCTTGTCATCGTCAAGCACAAGGTCGGCAATCTGCTTGTCTATCTCTTGCGCGAGGGTGACCGATCTCACTCCGCTGGCTTTCATCTGCTGCAAAAACATCAATTCTTTGTCGTAGTCACGGATGTCAAACGAGTCAGGATAGAACACCTCTACATCTGGCGTTACATCCAGCCAGTTGCAGAAGTACGTCCACAGGTGCTCCTCGGCTAGTTCAAGAAGATCAGCCTTCTCTGACAGCTTTGCATTAAGCATCTGGAATTCAGTCTGCATGGCAATGCCCGACATCGTCTTCGCGTCCGTTCCCCGAACAGCGCCCATCTGAGCCATGCGGTTGATTGCTTCCACCTTGTCACTGATTGAAGCCCGTATGCTGTCGATGTTCTGCCCAGACGGTTGTAGCAAGAACGGTGCCATCGTATCTGCCGCTTCATCAGGTACGTTAATCACGGAGCCTGCACCCGCGCTCGCGTCTGTGTCGTAAGTCTTCACAAGTGAGGGATGGTTGCTGATGCGGATTAACTGCTCAATCTCAGACAGTTCCGAATAGATAGCCTTCTGCATGTACGAGATGTCGGACAAGTCTGATATGCCCACTCCCCTCGTCACACTGCGTTGTGCTGGCAGATAAACTGCTGGGATCTTGCCCAGTGGGTTGTCGATCTCGCTGATCATTTGTTCTTTGTCGCCGTCAGACTTCCACTGTTGAATCGTTTCTTTGCGCCAGATTCGGTAATAGCTGATCTTGGTAGTAGCGTTCTCGCGGTCTACAGCCTCACGCAGCTTCAAGTAGGTCAGTTCAAACCTCCCAGATGGTGTGCGCTCCCACTTCCAATCGAACACGTTCTCAGGGGTAAATAGGGACAGATATGGCCTTATTTCCTGCTCTAGCTCTTCCGCTCTAGTCTTCGCGTTGGACTGTGGCTTATCCACAAGAATGTAGACGTGACCATAAACACTCGCCCAGATCTGTGCCTGCTTCATAAAACTGTTGAGGCTTGCGCCATCCAGGTCAGCGTCTTTGATTGCCGCATCGAGGGCAGGATTGCCTGCCAGCGAGTTAAACACGCGAACAGGGGGAGTGCGCCACAAGAAAGAACTATAAATGTGAACCACATTTCGGCAGTGGTTATCCACAGGGGTCAATTGAATGCGTCGTGCATACTCGTTCTCTGACTCGTTGAGGTAGCCCGTCAAATAGCTGCCGTTCTGATACTCCTGCCCACCCAAGTACGACCGGATGTAAAACTCCCAGCGTGCCTCATTCGCGTCGTAATCTGGGTGTTGATATTCAATGTTCGATGCCACTAGCTCCACCTCACTGGTTGTTCAACTTCTCGCTGCTTCCTGATTGGGTACAGGTATTCAACCAGATACCCCAGTGCGTCATTCATGTGATCGTAGCCGTCGTCCTTGTTGGGCTGGCTAGTTCCTTCCTTGTACGTCTGTCGCTCAAGCGAAGCGATAGTCTGCTTGCACTTAGGATCAACGAACAAAGCCCTCACCCCAGTTGTGGAGCGGAGCCTGCTGTTGACGCTGTTGATTCTGTCCCTGATTGCCGGATGACTATTTCGCACCTTCACCGCAAACCCTGCGTTCTGAAGGATTGATAGGTCTGTCCTCCCTCCCGCACTGGTCTTTCTCTGCTTACTTGCTGGGTCAGGGTAGATAGTGATGCGTCTATCCCCATACCGCTGCTTGATCTCGTCCACCATCTCGTCGGTGTTTGACCCATAAATCACGATCTCATCTATGACTTGGATGGTGTCAGCCTCTCTCACGCACACTGCTGCGCTCATAGGGTCGAGGTTAAAGTCCATGCCAATGTGTAGCTCATCATTCATGTAGCCCTTACGGACGCTCTGCTCTCGGTCAAAAGCGTAGTAAATGATGCCTTGATAGTTAACGAACTGGGCGCGGTATTCTTGGTCGAATGTTCTCTCGTCTAAGTCATTCCGCGCTGCCTCAACCTCAGCTTTATCAACATTACCGCCCTCGATGGTCGTGTACTGGAAGGCTTGCCAGCCCTCCTCGCCGTCCGCGCCTCGCGTCCATATGTCGTAGAAATGATTGCGCCCCTTTGGTGTGCCAATGAACAAAGCACTTCCAAGCCTATCAGACAAAGATGGACGGATTACTTCATACCATGCCTCTGGTCGCATATCGGCGAACTCGTCCATCACAACGAAGTCGAGCGCTCTCCCTCTCAGGTTGTCAGGCTTCTCTGCTCCCTTCAGTGAGATGGTTGAACCATTCTTGAGTGTGAGCGATAAAGCTGTCTCATTTCGCTTGCTGACATACCCATCTGGCAGTGCGCTGTTCAGCATCTCCCATGCGATCTCTTTCGCTGCCTTATAGGTCGGCGCTACATACCAGCAGTTGCGGTTCTTCCCCGACAGCGCATCCCTCAAAAGCTCGTGCGTCGATAGGAACGTCTTACCGAACCGTCTACCAGCGACCACTGCCCTAAACCGTGAGTCACTGAAGAAGATTGCATCTTGTGGCTTAGTTAGCCTCACTCGCCCGCTCAATAACGATAGGTGGCAGGTCTTGCGCCTCCGGCTCTGGCTGGTCGCTCTGGCCTAACCAGTTCTTACCCAGCCATACCAGCATCGTAGTGTTGCCATCCATCGCAGCAGTATATTGCTTGCGACGTAGGCTCATTCGCCCGTGGCTGGCCTTTTGCTTAAAATACTCAGCAAAACTCATCTCATATTCACGCTGACATGCTCGGTTTAATGTGTCGTAGCTTACCCCGAGGATTGCAGCCTGTTCCTCTCCCGTACAGTGAATAGCACACATTTTGTCTACCTGATCCCAGTCTATCGGTATGCGTGGTCTAGCCATTCGCCACCTCCAGTGGTCGTTCAAGCTGTACAGTTTTGCCTGTGAACGATTGCCAGCGATCTACAATGACATCGCAGTATTTCGGATCTAATTCCATGACAAAACAATTCCTACCAGTCTGTTCTGCTCCTATCAGCGTGGAGCCTGACCCGCCGAACAAATCCAAAACATTCACAAGTCGAATGTGGTTGCCAAACGCCCTGACTGCCAACTCCACTGGCTTTTGTGTCGGGTGAACGTATCCGTGATCTTTTTTGACTGACCACAAATCGCTTTCGTTTTTTATTGCCTCATCAATTTTGCCATTGAATAGGCAGAACTCGTGCTGGTGTCTATAACCCGCCCCCATGCCAAAGAAATTCTTTGCCCATACAATGCACGTTTTGAAAGGCAACATTTCCTGCAATAACCCGTAAAAATTCCAGTTGCACCACACATAGTAAGCCCTTGGATCTACATACGTTATTATCGAGCAAACCTGCTTGATGAAGTCTCTAAACTCACCCTCACTCAAATTGTCGTTTTTTATAACCTCATGCTTGCCGCTGCGACCGTTGAACGCCACATTATAAGGCGGGTCGGTAAACACCATGTCGGCCTTTTGCCCAGCCATAAGTTTGTCCACGTCATCGATACTCGTAGAATCGCCGCACATCAGTCGATGGTTGCCCAATATCCAGACATCGCCTCGCTTGGTTATAGGCTCCTCTGGCGCTTCTGGAACCTCATCCTCGTCAGTCAGCCCTTCTACAACTTCAGGCTCCAGAATGGTATCCAACTCAGTCGGTTCGAACCCCGTAAGGTCTATGTCAACGTCTAGCTCTTTCAGCCGCTCAATCTCTACCGCTAACAGGTCGTAATCCCACCCCCCGTTCTCGGTCAGTTTGTTGTCTGCTATCACATACGCCTTTCGCTGCGCCTCTGTCAGCCCTGCTAGCGTGATGGTGGGCACCAACTCCATCCCTAGCTTCTGTGCCGCTGCGAGCCTACCGTGGCCTGCAATGATGCCATTGTGCTCATCTAACAAAATTGGATTGTTGAACCCAAATTCCTTGATGCTCGCCGCCACCTGCGCCACCTGTTGCTCACTGTGGGTGCGCGGATTGTTTGCATACGGTATAACGTCCGTCGTGGCTATGTATGCCACCTCAAGATTCTGATTCATTTCTTAGTTGCTCGCCTAACTGCTTTGCGCTCTGCCTCAGTGTATGAAGCCTTGCCTTGGCCCTTCTTGGTAGCTTTGTTCTTTGCTCTCGAACCCGCTGCCTTCTGTCCAGATGAGAGACTATCCCGCGCAGCCTTTGGCAGATACCGCCCTTGCCCTTTCTCCCCCACATAATCCCAATCTTGATCCGTCCAACGGCTCAGTGACGTTTGCTTTTTTGGGCCTTCGTACTTGCCGCCCATGTCTTTGTAGTATTTGACAGCCAGTTGCGCAGCCCTGCCAGACCACTTGCCGCCCATCTTTCGCATGGCTTTAGCTTTGGCCCTCTCCCATATCTCTGGGTTCTTTCTTTTCGCTGTCTCTGCCATCAGTTGTTGAAACTCTGCTTGGTTCTGCCTGGCGTGTCGTGTCGCTCGATCATGCTCTCAAGGGCGCGAATCTTACGCTCTGGCGGTAGCTCGTGATAGTAAAACAGTCGTCTGCTCGATGCCGTATGCGTTGCACCAGTCTGCACCTCGCCATTGGGCATTGTATGCACTTGGCCTGCGTAGATAGTGCCGTCACGGTTGAACAGTAAAACACCTCTCATTTTGACACCTGCTTAGTCTTTTCGTAGGTTCTCATCGCGCCCAAGCCAAGCATCCCCATCAAAACGGGCATCATCGTGTCTAGGGCGACCAGTGGAATAGTCACATCTATCTCCATCAGTGCTAGGACGAAGTTGGCAAAGGGTATGACCATGAAGTTGCCAGCCATCCCCAAGACACACACCCAGCCGACTGCTGGCCTCCAGCCTGCCACGAAGAGGTTTCTGTTCGCTGCCTCTACCTTGTTGACCTCAAGCTGCGCCTTTGCGTTCTCATTGGCGTGACGCTCTGCCATGGTCGCTATCTCGTGCGCCAGCTTCGCCTTTTGATCTTTGTCCTCGATGAACTCAGACAGTAACCCAGTGACAGGCCCGACAAGCTCTTTCACGATGCCTAGACTCATATCTCAGCCCTCACTCCCTTGATGGTTAGATAGAACTCTTTTCCGACCACATCGAAGAACTCTGCCAAGGTGTCTTTGCTGTTATACACCGCTGGCTCTAGCGCATCAGAGACAAAGCTGTTGCCGACTCCAATACACCCCTCAACGTCGTGCGGAAAGTTGGCAACGTGAAACAAGATAAACGTGCGATCTGGCACGTCCATGATCTGCACAACGTCTTTGAATCTGTTACCACTGAACGGCTGGCAAGTGTAATCGCCTTCGGGAATGCAAGAGACGTTTGGCCTGTTATCTAGCCATGGCCTCTCGATGGTGTAGCAGTTCCAGTCACCCGCCCACATGCGACCAAGTGTTCCACTGTCTAGGTATGCAAAACGCTCCAAAAAAACCATTTGCCGTCCTTGTTTTGGGATCTGCAATGTGCTAGATGGCGATTATACCCATATTATTTACAAAAAAGGCAAAAAAAACTGCTCCACCCCTGTTGTATCTGTAAACCTTTGGTGTACAATGATCCCATCAACAACGAGGAGCTACCATGAAATTCGAAATCGGAAACACCTACACGACACGAAGCGCTTGCGATCACAACACCATCGTTACCGCTGAAGTACTGAAACGATCTGCTAAGTTCGTGACAGTCAAAACACAAATGGAAGAATCTAAGCGATGCGGCATTCTTGTGATTGATGGCGTTGAAACCATCAAGCCTTGGGGTTCTTTCTCCATGTGCCCAATCATACGAGCCGCGTAAGCGGCCTAAGGTGATCACATGAAACTACGTTACCCACTCGCCCTTCTGTTGCTTGGTCTGATTGCTTGCGTCAGCAATAACGACTTCGAGAATGAGCTACAGCAAGAACGTATTTATCTCGACGGTGTTTGTACCGGTATCCACGGGGATTATCTCAACCTTCAGCCGACTTGCCCACGAGCTTGATGATTTCTGGCTCCACACCCTCTGGCATCTCTGCTGGGGGGTTTGGGTCATCTTCCATGTCGATCAGTTCAGTAACGACAATCGTGACCTGACAGTTTTTGGGTAAATCCTCCACGATCACACTAGGCATCGGCCCTCTCCTCGATAAATCGTTCACGTTGAACCAACTGCGCTAAATCCCTGCAAGCCTCTTCGAGCAATAGAATGTCCTTTGTGTGGCTGTACTCAGTCAGCAGATTGACCACCCGCCCACTGAGGTAGTTCAGATTGTTTGCGACGATGTACTCCCACGGCTCTATTTCTTTCATCATGGGTAATCTACTTGATGTATCTGGCCCCGCCACTCGTACTCTCCAGCTTTATGCACCTTGACGAACTCTGGCATCAGTAAGAAGTTATCACGAATGTTGAGCACGACGAAGCCACTCACCCAGTTTTTTGGCCCGTCTTCCGCATAGTCGAATGTCGGTTGGTTAGGGTCTGCCATCGTTCCACACTGAATCCCGTATCGGTGTCCGGTGTAGTCAGTCCAGGACTTGCATTCCATCTGGTGTGTATGGCCCGTGACCATCGTAACGCCACTTTTGAGGGCGTTGTTGTATCCTGCGTGAACACCACCGTTGAATCTATGCTTAACGACTATTGGACGCTCTGCGCCCTCAACCCACAAGCTCAGGCAAAATTCCCAGTTGCTGAAATGATCCCGCAAGGTGAATCCTGGGACACCTTTGAACTGCGGCAAAAGGTCTGCCAGCCTCATATCAAATCGAGCGTCGTGATTACCTAAGCACCAGTATCGCTCCGCGCTCGGCGCTGCCTTTTCGATCTCCTCTAACCTCTGCCGTACCGTGTTCAGTTCTTGTTCGACGGTAGGTCTTTCCTCCCACCCCAGTGGTGGATGCCTGCTGATACTTGCACCATCGAGCAAGTCACCATTGAGAATGATTACGTCTGGCTGTAGTTCTTTGGCTAGTTTGACGAAGGCTAGGTGGGCAGTGGTGACGCTGTTCGCTTCGTAATGTGCATCTGAGCCGATCAATATACACATCGAGTTATCAACGGTTATCGACTTTCTGATCGTCCTGCGGGGCTTTCCGCTACGATCTAAGTGAGCGGGGACGTTTAACGGTCTACCTAACTGCCCCTCCACAGTTCGTCGCTTCTGGTAGACATTCCTGACACTTATGTCGTACTTCAACGCCATACCCGAAGCGCCCAAGCGCTCAAAGTCGAGTGCGAATACGTCTGGATCAGTCGGTAACTTTCTCTTTGCCATAGCCCCCTCTGCGAGCGTATGAGTTACAAACGTGCGCGAATATCAGCGCCTTGAGTTTACTGTCCGATTCTGTCTTCTGTTCTGCTTCCCAAACTTGCTTGGCTGCTGCGTCCATGGCCCTCACCATGTCAACCGCAATAGCCCTTGGGCTTCTCATCTCCGTTCACCAATTCTGCGCTCATGCGCTTTGATCTGTTCTTCCCAGTCTGCAATCATCTCACGATAATCCGATGCGTAAAACTTAACTGGATCTTTCTTTGTGGACAGCATGTATTCCACCGCATCTCTCCCGTACCAGTCCATCATCCACATTGTGTACTGGGCTTCTGCGCTGCCATGCTTCATGCCAAAACCGTTACACCCTCGACACTGGGGGTGCACATTCTGTTCTTCAAGCGCCCACCTCGATGATGAACCCTTGGGTATAAAGTGCCCGCCGTCCATCTCTTTGTAATGCTGAACCTTGCCGCATGATACACAAGACGCGAAGCCCGACTCATTCGCCGCGCTGATTCTGGCGAGTCTTTGCAGCGTTTTCAATGCTTTGGCGCGTAAAGTTGCCGAGGTGGGTTTCTTTGGCATCAGACGATTCTGCGCTGATTAGCCTGCTTGGTTCGCTCTGCGTCGAACATCAACTGCCCAAGCATGATCTGCTTCTTCAACTTCTCAGCGTTTAGGTTGGCTAACTGGACTGCCCTGTAATGACTGGCCCACTCTCCCCCTGATCTTGTTTCTGTTTGCGCCTTAGCAGCACTTGCCCCTGCATCCATGTGCGCCTTCTGGACAGATGCTTCATAAGACTTGAAAGTTGTTTCTGCTTCAATGGCTTCCCGACTCGCTCTCTCCCACTCGTTTATACGCTCACTGAGTTTCGTCAGTATTGCATCCATTCGATCCATTTCTCTCTCCCACAGATGACATTTAGTGGGGTTTGGTGACCCTCACTAGATTTAGTCTGTATCAATAGGCTGTATTTTCATCCAAGCATTTTCCGGTATATGGAGGCTGCCTCAGACCTGACCCACTCCCCAATCTATCTTGAAACAGAGGGGGAGGTTTTTGTCACCATTAACGGATGTTCGATTTGGCGCTCCCACTAATGCGCCCAGCTTCTATCAAATTGTCTTTGGTCGTTATGCTCAACGGGTCAACCACCCGCACCCTTTCGAGCCTCTGCCACTTTCGTGGAGCGAAAAAACTATTTGTCCGGTTTGTTGTCCGGTTTGAATGGGCCAGCCCCCACAACAACGGGGAGGGGGGAGAGTATGGGGACTGACCGCTAATCGTAGAAAACATCAGGTCTGAGTTGTTCGCGTGTAACCTCACCCCTAGTCAACTTCTCCAACTTTACCACATGAATAGCAGGAACTCTGCTTTTCCACTTCTGGATGTGTTGACCAGTAACACCACACTGTCGGGCGATTTCAGCCTTTGACCCGACAATCTCAACGACTCTTTTGAATGCTTCCGTTTCCATAGCGCCAACAATACAGACACACTCATAGTTTGCAAGAAATAAATACAAAAAAAGTTTGCTGAAGTGCTTGTATAGGTAAACTGGCGGTGTATAATTGACACCAACAACAACGGAGAACGAGATGTTAGTACTTGATAGACCAATTGAATCTGATATGCGATGGCAGGCAATGTGGGGTGACGCTCCCCTCTGCACTTATTGCGACGGAGAACTCCGCGATCTGAATGATGACGGACACAAGTGTCTAGTCTGCCCAGCCTGCGATCTTGGCGAACCCAAGGACAACGATACTTTGTTCAACCTTCACCTCTACGGTATGACTGAATGCTCTGGGTTCGAGAATGGCCTAGTTTCTGAGTCCCGCGCCGATATGTTCGACCTACAGTTGTGGTGGGAGCAAAACCTGCACTGGACACTGTCAAAGATAGTCAACGGCATTCACAGACCTGCCGACGTGCGCGATAGCAACGCTGCTGGTCAGTACTTTATTTGGTATCGAGGCAATCAGATCGGCTGCTTGACGGAGAAGTTTAAT